TAAATTCATATTTGCACCCATATTTAGGTAATGTTTTGCGCAAAATTTGCGCACAGATCTATATACATTTATACACAAAAACAAAGAAAAAGCCGCCCCTTTCGAGGCGACTTTCTTGGAATTTATCGAGTCCGTTCTTAGAACGAGCCAGCGATAACTCTTCGGTTGTCAAGAACACCAAAACCAATCTCGGCCCAACCATAGTAGCCTTGTCGTTGGTGACGGTGAAGAGCAGGATCTTCAAAGATCTCAACTTCCTTCTTGACAGGCATAACGAAGCTGTCGTTGGCGCCTTGATCAAGACCGACGACCAATTCAACGTCAGACGCTTGCAAAGAACCGCCTAAATCGTTAATGAAGTAGTCTTGGTACTCTTGTCCATCGCCAAACTCAAACAAGTCGTGCAGGTTAACACCAAATACACGGGTCAAAGGACCGCCTTCATCAGAAGCAACATAAATTTCTCGTCGAGAAACTTCGTCCAACTGATCAACACCCCAGTTGCGGATGTCTTCAATAGCTTCGGGTGACATATACATGTCGGTCAAGCGACCGGGAGCAGTAACGTTATTGCCACCACCATTACGCCGCATAACAGTTTTCATCAAGCTAACCAATCGCTTGGTGAATTGACCAGCAGCAGCGTCAGTATCGTAAACAAGGATGTTACGATCAACAGCTGCGGCCAAAAGAGTATGCCATCCATCGTCGTTCATCTTTTTGACAAACGAAGACTCAAGAACTTGCATTGCGCGCTGCACAACGTTCCAGTTGGCTTCACGGGCATACTTCAACAAAAAGTCAATCGAGCTAGTTACGCCGTAGGTATTAACCATGACGTAATCACCTTCTACGTGACGCTCAGGAATCCGACCATTGCCGGGATTCGTGTAAGCTACGTGATCAACTTCGGTTCCGGGAGCCAAGAGATCCAATGGAAACTCAGGGGTTGCTCCGGGCTCAAGAGGCATAGCCTCAAAAATTCCGCCAAGAACGTCACCAAAAAGTACGCCCTTACGGAGAGGTAATTCCAACGCCTTGGCGATTTCTCGCTGTGCTTGCGTTGCGACTGCTTTATCAGAATCACCGGATCGCTTTAGCAATTCAATGAATTCAGGTGTAGGTCTTTCTTTTGACATTATATCTTCTCCTTTATTATTTAATTAGTTATTAGGTAGGTCAACATAAACTTTTGCATAGCCGTTTTGATCAACACCGCCTAAGAAGCGACCGACAGCATTGGCGGAACCGCCAGAAATGCCAGCAGCGGCGGTCGGCGTAGCGAAGTTACCGCTATGACCCAAGTAAGCCAAATCGCCACCAGCTGGAGTTCCCTCCAAAGCGTCGGTAACAACCCAACCTTTATAAAGAAGAGTAACTTTGCCACCCTTCTGAACTTCGTCCTTGTGCTGATTCAAGTGTTGACGAGTCAAGTCAATATTGACCATATCGTTAACTAAAAGTCCCATTGGAACCTTGCCTGATGGATCAGCAGCATAAGTGACAACAGCAGCACCGTTATCCATAGAAGCGCCAGAACCGGCAGTGCTTAGAGAAGCAATACCGCCACGTTCCGCGACTTCATTCATGAAGAACGTAATGTCTGTTTGCAGAGTAGATCTGTCATTTTTAAGAGCCATTATAAAATCTCCTTTGATATTGTTTTAAAAAATTACTTCTTGTTAGTAGATTGCAGGAAAGAACCAATCCATTCGCTGGCTACTGCTCGAAGATTCTCAGCGGGATCTTCTTCGCCCATAGCTTCGGCGATGGCGACTTCTTGAACTTCTTCGACTTGTTCCAAAACCTCTTCACTAGCTTCGGCGGAATCAACTTCCTCTTCTAGCTCAGCAGCTTCTGTCTCTTCCTTAACATCCTCAACGCTTTGGTCAAGCATGTAGCTAACTGGACGTTTTTGAATTGCAGCGATGATATTTTCGAAAGTTTCGTCATCTACATTTTCAAACTTTTCTACAGTTGCGGTTGCTTCTTCAGCTTCATAACCAACTTCTTCGAGTTGAGCCTTTCTTTTCATCATAGCGGCCTTCTTTTTCATTTCCGCCATTTCTTCATCCTTCTTTTTCATTTCGGCCTTGTATTTATCCATAGCGGCCTTTTCTTCTTCGAGTTTCTTGTCTTTGTCTTTCATCTCCTTGTCCTTGGCGGCCAAAGATTCTGTAAGCTCAGCAATTGTGCCTTCCAAAGCCTCGATACGAGTTTGGAATTCTGCTTGCTGTTCTGCGACAACTTTCTCTTTAAGCGCTTCGTTAGCAGCTTTAGATTCTGCTAATTCAGCTCGCAAGTCGTTAACTTGCGTTTCGTAACTATCAGACATATTCTTCTCCTTTAGTGAAGATAAAGTTAAAACTTTAGATTGAGATTCATCAAAAAATTCATTTCCTTCCAGAATTATACTACGTGGGTTTGCAGGTTTTGAAACCAAGCCTTTACCAGAGAACGATAGGTTACGTAACAATCTTCCCACTTTGTAATCTTCGTACTTTCCATCTCCTCCGTATGATCTTAAATATTTTGTTAAAAATGCAGTAGCTTCTTCTCGTTTTACAACTCGCGTGTTTCCTTCTGAGTCTGCCAAAGCATAGTCAAAATTAGGAAACAAGCATTCCATAGAAACAAACCACTTATTTTCCTCGATCTCCGCTACAATCTTGGAGAGCCTATCCTTTTGTTCTGGATCAGACCATTCTGTATAGATTACGGCAGAAGTTAGTATATTGAACTGTGAGGGGACCGTATCCTCATTTAGAATAGGATTACCGTCAAAATCAACAACCTCGTTAGCTGTAATATGTCCGATAATATCCTTCTCATCATGCATAAAGTTAAAAGGCTTATCTTCTGGGGTATTTCGAGCTTCCCAGAGTTCTCTTGGATCAAAAACGTCGTCATTCTTGTTCCAGCCAGTGCTAACCAAAACCGATTTAATATAGTATAGGTCGATCTGATCTTTGTTTTCAGCAAGCGCAACATCTCCGTTGTTTTGCGCCAGTATTTTTTGCAATTTTTCAACAGCTTCTATACTGGGCCTAACATCAGCTTCGGCAACAGCACAACAAGCCACAGAATTATTTTGTAACTGATCAGACAATCCGTCAGAAATTTCTTGATTGTATATTTTCATGTAATTTTCTCCATATTCGATAATACACAAAAAAACTATAATAGGGTTAATTTTGCCCAAAATAGAATAGTTCGGCAAAACAGGCGGCATAAATATGTCGTAGTTCTGACATATTAGGATTTCTATTATAGTGGGAACTAAACTCAGATTTTTTAGAATCTGCTAATTCAACAAAAGCTTTACTTGGTTTAATATTAGAATCAATAATCTGTTTAATTAATTCAGGAGTAACCTCCATCATAGGCTTCATACCTGTAAAAATACATAGTTTTAAGTATTCTAAATTATCTACCTGTGCCTTACTTAAAGCCCTAGCATCCTTCTTTTTAAAATGCTTGCAGGCCATTGGGGTCATGATATCAGAGATTTTATCCTGAGCATGTATACCCCAAATAGTGGCAGAAGTAGGCTCTCCGCTTCTAGGCAATACTCTTCTTTGCTTTCTAGGTCCGCTATCTGGGGTGAGCGGAGGTCTACCAGCCTCTTTAACAGGGTCATTGTTCTTATTAGTTGGATTCGATTTTGGGGCAGGGGCAGCGGGTTCTTGATAAGGCAATCCAATATTATCAAAGTATTCCCCAGAATCTAAAACGTCCTTAGTGATAGCAATTTTTGCCATATCTTCTTTATGGTGAGGATTGTGATAAGGACTGGCTTTTTGAGGAGCATTTGGATTATTAGAGCGATATCGTTCTTCTCTACTAGTTCTTACCTTTTCGATAGTAGGAATTTCTCTAAATCTTTCTAGTAAGGTTTCTTGAGAAATGATATCCCTGTCTGCAAGTTGAATTAATAGATTCTTTTGCGCCGCTTCATCTGACAATACAATGGAATCGAAATGAATTTCGGCAGGCAGCCTAAAGCCCATTGTTTTTCTGACATATTCGATCTCTTGTCGCCAAAACTGAGTAAGAACTTGTCTGCCGTACTCTAGCCTTTCGATTAATGTTTTAAGAGAAACATAGTTATTTGTGTAACCTCCACTAGCCCCAGAAGCGCCTGTTAAAGTGGGAGGAATGCCAAGTCCAGCATAGATACTGGTAAGCACAGGTTGATATTTTTCAGATCCTAGAAATTTATACACTTGAGAATTACTTTCTGTAAACTTCAGCTCTGGACCCCATACTAAGTCCATAGTTCCTCCGCCAACATTGCTGGCTAGAATATTTCTAATCTTCTCAAGTCCTGCTTTCGTAGGAACAATCTTTTGATCAAAATCACCAACAGTCCACAGTCTTACCTGACTAATAGCGCCATCCAAAGCGGCTAAGTCTGCAAGCTTCATTTTTTCCAACATCATGATATCATCAAGGATAGCATAAATCATAGGGTTTGCCCAAAGTAGCCAATCATCCTTTTTGTAATGATAAAAGAATGTGTTGTCACCTAATGGAATTTTTCTATCACCATCCTGCACTTGTTTTTGTAAATTTTCAGGCAGTGTTTTAAAAACAGCAGTGTTTGTCTTTGCAGTTTTAAGTAGGGATTGGTAGGTATATTTAGAAATATTGAGATAGAACTGAGGTTTTCCAACCGCCATAGCGCCAGCATCAACAACATCAACAGCCACAGGATTTAAGAAATCGTACTGCATAGGAATTTCTCGACGCGGCACTTTAAGCACATCAATAACCATATCGGCTCCAGCAGCCCGCTTCAATTCTTGTTCATGCTTCTTGCTGAGTTTTGCAGTTCTTCGCTGAGCAACAACATTACCACATCTATAAAGATAGTTTAAAAATCTTTCTGATCTGTCAATACCTTTAACTTCGGAGAACCATTTGCGATAGAACTTTTCGATCTGTTTATTAGGATGAACCAATACAAGACCTTGGCTCGCGAAATCGCTCATTAAGTCAATAACATTTCTGATAATTCCAACACGATCATAAGCAGACATGCACATACTCATGATTCTTTTCTGAAGAGCAGGAATAGCTTCACC